TATGCTTGCTCCTCTCTAATGTTTTCTGACGGGCGGCTTCTTTCATCTCGTCCGTCCAACTTTGACTGCGTGAACGGTCTTTCCAAATTCGTGTAATTTCAGAACCGTCATTGAAACAGAAAATCAGAGCATTATCATTGCAGACACGAATATGCTGAATTCGGTCGCAAAGCCACTCGTGCGTAAAATCATTCTGACCCAGGACATCAGCAGTGACTTGCTGTAGGGTAAACTCCGGTATCTGTTTAGACGCACAGACCGCTTTACCAAGTGAATTGAATGTTCCGCACACCCAGGCTGCGCCTGTTTTTGTGACCTTGCGACGATAGTTCTTTCCGCAGTTGTCACACACCAAAAGACCGGTAAACGGATATATTTTCTTTGTACTAGGCTTTTTGATGAATTGAGATGCTCGGCGTTCTTTTTCTTTCTGAACCGCCTGAAAAGTTTCCATGTCTATAATGGCTTCATGTGCGTCCTCTGCGTGGTATTTTGGAAGTTCACCGGTATTGAACATCTTTCTTTTTGTAATGTGGTTTTCACTGAAGGTTTTCTGCAAGAGCAGATTGCCCGTATATGTGTAGTTACTAAGAACCCTTGAAACGGCAGACTGATTCCATTTTCCGCCGAACCGTGACAGAATCCCCTCATCATTCAGCATTTTAGCAATTGAATTATAGCCGCTGCCGGAAAGGTATTCATTATATATACGGCGGACAATTTCAGCTTCCTTTGGAACAATAATATAATGATCATTTTCCATTCGATACCCCAGTAAAGTTCTGTCCCAAGGAATACCGGCTTCAAAATTACGTTTGACGCGCCATTTCTGATTTTCGCTTGCCGAACGGCTTTCTTCCTGCGCATAAGACGCAAGAATCGTCATCATCAATTCTCCGTCACCGCTCATTGTATGAATGTTCTGCTCTTCAAAATAAATATCCACCCCCAGGGCTTTGAATTCACGGACAGTCTGTAACAACGTGACTGTGTTTCGTGCAAAACGGGAGATGGATTTTGTAATCACCATATCGATTTTACTGGCACGGCATTCTGCTACCAAATTCTGAAAACCTGCTCTTGAATCCTTGGTGCCTGTCTTGGCTTCATCTGCATATACTCCTGCATAAAGCCATTCGCCGTGGCTTTGGATAAGGTCGCTGTAATAGCTGACCTGCGCTGACAGCGAGTGAAGCATAGCGTCTTTCCCACTGGAAACACGGGCATAAGCGGCAACTCTCTTTTTCCGCTCCAATTTTGGTGGTTTTGATACGATGGTTATTTTTTTTGACATTACGTCACCTCCTTGCAGTGTGACATATTACCTCTAAAACCATCATATATCAAGTCGATTCCGCAATATAAACTACACGAATATATACCGTATTTTTCGGTCATAATTGTATCAATAGCGGTATAATCATCAGAGGTTAAAATCCCCATCGACATCATCTGTTTTGCCTGGAGCATTGAAGCGAGATAGCTTTCTAACCGCACTCTATAAGCGTTACTCATTACGTCCACACTTCTTTCCAAAGCGTCCGGCTATGTAGCAGCCATGAGAGCAATATTTTCTGTGACTATTCCCATAAGCGGTGAAATACCGCCCACAGCAAGCGCAGGTAAACTCATACACTGCCTTTTTGGTGATACACTCCGGGTGTTCCTTCCACCACGCATTACGGCAAGAATCCGAGCAGAACTTTTTCGGTTTCTGTTTAGGAACAACCTTTATCATTTTTCCGCACTGTTTGCAGGCAATGGTGTTCTTAGCCTTGCCGTCAAGACCATTACGCCGACAGAACGAGCGCACTGTATTATCTGAAATACCAAGGATTTTTCCTATTTTAATATATCCTGCTCCTTGCAGACGCATTGTTCGTATCTGATTCCTTTGCTGATTTGTCATAAAATTTTCCTCCAGTCTGAGATTACCTCAGTATCAACTGGAAGAAACTCAGCTTTCCGGTCCGCAAAAAATAATGCCCACCAAGGAAATCTATCCAAGGTGGGCATTGCTGCTGTATAGAATTAAGTTTTATCAGAGCATTTCGTTTACACGCTTCTGCACAGCAAAATAGTCATATCCTGCCGCAGTGAGTTTCTCCTTGCGTTCAGCGCCGTTGCCCCATTCGCCACGAATAACCTCGTTTGCAATCTCGTCAACGGTTTTCTTGTTGAGTATTTCGTTCACTCTTTTCTGAACCGCATTGTAGTCGTATCCGGCGGCGGTGAGCAGCCTTTCACGCTCAGCACCGTTATCCCACTTGCCGGCAAGAACCTCGTCAGCAAGCTGATCTATAGTTTTCTCGACAGGCTTTTTCTTGCCGTAATCGGTAAAGCAGATATCACCGTCAACATCGTATCCGCCTATTCTGTCTAGCCCCCACTGCCACATTGTCTGACAATAGTTGTACTTTGACGGACAGTCGGGGCTGTTAGTCCAGTGAGCAAGCCAGATGTCGTACCTGCCGACAATCTTGCTCTTGTCGTAATAGTTCTCCATAAAAGACGGATTTGCGTAAATTCCAGGCTTGAATCCCGCCTGACTTATCTTTTCACAGAAAGCAATAGCCATCTTTGTGCGTGTGTCCGTGTTCAAACCGCTAATCTGCTTTTTCTCTTCCATGTCGAAGAATACGGGATATGTCGGAGATAAGTTCTTGATTACCTCAATGCACTTTTCAGCCTCTGTCAGTGCCTGCTCAACGCTCATTGCATAGCTGTACCAGTAAAATCCGTAGTCAATGCTGTGTTTCTTGCAGTCCGCCACGAACTTATCCATAGTAACATCTTTCTTGGTGGAAAACCCCGCACGGATAATTGCGAACTTCACGCCCGCCTGTTTCAGCGCAGGAAAGCTAATGCCCTCCTGACAGTAGCTTAAATCAACACCTTTAATCTTCATCATTGTCCTCCTTTTCCGAGCGCTTATGCAGCTGCTCCAGTATGTCTTTCAGCTTCTTCGGAACAGGCAAACCCAGGTGCGCGGCGTTCTCAAGCAGCGAAATACCCTCGTTCGACAGATAGAAGAATATCACCGCAGTGCGCAGAACAGAGCCTGCCCCAATAACCCGAGTATCAAGAATATGCCCGCCGCCGACCAGAGCGAAGATAAGCACCTTTCTGCATATTCCCTTGAACCCGACTGCGCTTGACAGCTTCTTGTCCGATATAGCGCACATCACTCCGGTTATGTAGTCAATCACCACAAAGGCAATAAGCGCAAAAAGCAAACCATCACTCCCTCCGAGAAACCAGCCGAGCCACCCGCCGACCGCCGTAAAAATAAGCTGAATTGTGTTCCAGAATTCTCTCATAATAAACCCTCCAATCATTCGTCAACGATGTCGTAAGTTATTTTCATGACCTGCCCGTCCAGTTTTCGCACCGGCTCTGACAGGTTGTTTATTGTGGTAAGACACAGCTTGCATATTCCAAGCGCAAAGCCGAAGAAATGCTGACTGCCGCTTGAATACGGATAGTACGGCAGGACATACAGCGGCAGACTAAGTTCGTCCGTCTTGATGATATTCGCATACGAATACAAGTAGCTGTTTCCGTAGGTCGGAGCGGAGAACCTCATTCTGTATCTGCCGTAATCCTCGCCGCTTTTGATTATCTCAAGGGCAAGCAGTGAATAGGAAATGTTGCAGCTATCGCAAATCACAAGCGGAGTGTTCGTCTTTTCGTCAACATAAAATCCCCAGAAGCTCGCCGCCGTCATATTAGAGAGCGTTCCGTCAGCAACATACTGCCACGTCTTGCCCGTGGATTTGCCGTCCTTTGTGAAAACACGCAGCTGCCCGAAGTTATTTGTTCCGGTCGATTCTTTTCCGTCTATCAGCGGATATTTTGTAATGACGAAGTACTTATCGTCCCATTCAAATGCGCTCAGCGAATTGCAGTAATCGCCGTTCACACCCGCGCCGTAAAACCATCTGTAACTTCCCGAAACCCCCGAAGCGTATACATTATTGATACCAACTCCGTAATTTTGCAAAGGCACATCGGTTTCAATTACCTTTTTGGAAACCCGCTCATAAGTGTCCAGGTCAAAAATGTAATGATGAATATGTTGGAGCGCGGTTGCAACAATGTGTATCTTGTCCCCAATCACATAGGGGAAGAACGCCAGCCACTGAGGATCACTTTCCCAGTCGCTCTTTAGCTTCTCAATTTCTTCCGCAGGTAGGTTTTTCACATTGCTCGTGTTACAATCGTAATAATAACTGCCATGATGATAGCTGTTATCATAGGTCGAATTAGGAATACGCTCCGCAGCCGGAAACAGCTCTATGACTTTCTTCACGCTTATAATGCCGCAGAACGGCTTTTCCGTGCTTACGCTTATGGACATGGGGTCGAACATAACAACCTCGTAAATGCACCCGTCATGAATATGCTTTCCGAGAAGACGCACATTTCCATTGGACAGCCTGCCCATGTAAAACCACTTGAAAACCCCGCAATTGAACTGCGAATTCGGAATGTACCGTCCCACAATTGTGTGATATGCCTGTTTGAAAGAATCTACCGAACTGCTGTTGAGGTCAGTTCCTCCCGTTGAAAGATTCCAGTAAGTGTCGTGGTAGCCACAGGTGCCGCCGTCCTTGGTGGTAAGGCAGATACATCCTATTTCGCCGTTCGCACGGTCTGAAGCAAAGTCCCACACATGGCGGTAGCCCTTGCCGTTCTCAATGCGGCCGCTTTCGTTGGCATTGTAAGTGCCTATGCTTGTGTCCGTGTTCGTGTTGGCGATTCCTGCGTGACCTATTTCCTCGTTCGTCCACGGGAGCATCATATTATTGCCGTCCTCGGGGATTTTGTCACGGCAGACTATAACTCCACGAAATGCAGTATCGGCAATGTTTCCCACAAAATCACGCAGCATATTAAAGCTGCGGTCGTTGTCGGAATCCATGCCGATTTCGATGTAATCGGGCGGGTTGAGAATCGTATCCACTGCGTTGGTTATCATGTTCTCCTCATGCAGTTCACGAACTACCTCGCCCGTTTTTTCATCAAAAAGCTGAATGGTCGCTTTACCTTTAATCATTCTGTTCCTCCTCATACGGTGTGTAAATAAACGATGTCTGGAAGCCGTTACACGGCGCATTGTTCAGAACATCAGTCAGATTTCCGACATCTCCGTCATACAGCAGCGTAATGCTCTGAACGCTGTCTTTCATCACGGAACTGCCGAACGCAAGCCAAATCGTACTGCCGAAATCACCCACTCCGAAGTCAGCGGAAATCGGCTGTAAACGCACCGTTTCATTTTCGGTGGTGACTATCATTGTGAATGCCGTGGTTTCAATGCGCTCTGCCTTGACAGGATTTCGCAGTTCAAGATACAGTTTTCTGTTCGATACGTTCACCACGGTGATTGGCGGCGGTGTGATTATCTTCGGACTCCATGCGTCCGGGAATACCTCGCGGACAGTGGGTTCAAGAGTTTTTCTGCCCCTCTCACGCTTGATGTAAACAGGCATAGGCTCGGCAAACTTAAACTTATGCGATTTGAGTATCTCAAACAGCAGAGTATCAGATATGTGTACAAGTTTCTTTCTGACGGTTCTTCGCATTGAAAAGCAAACTTCGTCCTCTCGAGCTTCAATGTAACCGTCCCACGGAGTATCTCCTGCAAGGTAAGCGCCCATTACATAGCCCCAGGTCTGCATTTTCGGAAACTTGCCCTCTGCACCGTCAGCCGAAACCACACTGAGCGACATGGTATTTTGACCTACCTCCGATGTAAACGGATAGGTATAAGTCTTGGTGTGCGAACCCTCGCTGAAATACTCCTCATACCGCATGACTTCGTTTTCGTTCTTTTTCAGAATAAATGCGAGAGTTCCTGAAGCTGAAATGACAAACTTCACAGTCGAGCAGAATGCCGCGTATGTCGCTTGAATCGCATTGTAAGTAATGCGGAACAGCCTTTGTGACTTCTCCGTTATCGAAATATCCGTGCTGTTTGTCGCGGTTTTCAGTTCTGCTGTGGATTCGCTCACGTCATTGCGTATCTCGTTCGTTTTCTGCTCCATCTGATAGAGATTGTCCGAAATGCTCGGTCTGTAATCTCCGACCTCGATGGAAATTTCACGGCGGTTGTACGGATTGAAACTCATGGCGATTATGCGGGTGTTCACATTGAGATTGAACGGGTGGAACACTATCTGCACGTTATCGCCGACCGAAAAATTGACGTTCTTGTACAGCGTCAGTCCGTAGTTTGTAGTACCGGAGCGGCTGTCGGTTTCCATAGTCAAATCCGAAACATTCTGACCGTCCATAATGCTGATATAGTCCTGCGAACCTCTGTGAGAACGGATATTTATCTCATTTCCGTTGTACTCGATTTCGCCGCCGCAGAGCGCAATAAGCTGCATTAAGGCGGCTCTGCGGGTACACTCACGGTTGATTTTCAGCTTTATTGGGACGGTCGGGTCGCATATTCCTGCAGTCAGCGAAGTGCCTTGCAGCAAAGAAATAAGGCACTCACCCGGAGCGCCCTCGAAGTCAAATTCAGTCAGCTTGTATTCGTCATTGTTAAGTTCGTAGGACTTGTGTTCGCACTCCACAGTGCAAATCGCAATGCCGCCGGACAGAGATTTCGACACTTTCACAACATTGAAAAGGTAGTTCAGAGTGTCGCTTTTCAGCTGTACCTCCAGCCCCGTGAATATCTCCGAAGCCATCGAGGAAATCACAGAAAACTGAAATGTGCATTCACCGTTAAGACTGTCGGTCAGCGATGCGGAAATCACCCTTGTAAACACACCTCGCACATTGCCGTTTTCGGTCACGATTATCTCAACCATCACACCGCCCCCGCATTCCTTACCGTCACCTTGTTCTGATTCCACTGTATTCGGGATATTACCTTAGTCAGCGGAACTCCGTCAATGCTCAACGGAATCGTAATATCAAACGCCTGCGTCTGTACCCCGTTGAAGCCCGAAACCGTGCCGTTCATGTCGAGGTCGAAATCTGACGGAATTGCATTCTGCATACTTTTTGAAACGTCTTTCATCTCATCGCCGAAGCCCTCGCCAAGTCCCTCTGCCATAAAGCCGCCGAGATTGGCGAACAATTTAGACGGTGAGTGTATTCCAAAGAAGTCCTTGATTCCGTCCACAATGCCGCCGAAAAAGCCGCTGATTTGATTCCAGAGCCACGCGCCCGCATCAGAAATACCCTGCCACAGGCCTTTCAGAAGATTACCGCCGACTTCCGCCATCTTGCCGAAGTAGCTGCCGAATGCGTCCACTATTCCGGTTATGATTTGCGGAATCGCCTTGACTATCTCCACGATGATGGTCGGGAGGTTTTCAATCAGCGCGATAAACAGCTGGACGCCCGCCGCAACGAGCTGCGGAATCGCTCCGATAACTGCGTCGATAACGCTTGAAATAATCTGCGGAATAGCCGCGACAATGGTCGTGATGATTGTCGGCAGGTTCTGAACAAGCGCGATGAGCAGCTTGATTCCTGCTTCGATGATGAGCGGAATTGCGGAAATCAACGCCTTGATTATTCCGTCAATTATCTGCGGAATGACCTCAACAATTGCGGTTATGATGTCCGGCAGAGCCGTCACCAGTGCCGTCAGCAGCTGTATTCCCGCTTCGATTATCTGCGGTATCGCGCCGATGAGGAAATCCACGATTCCCATGATTATCTGCGGCAGGGCTTCAATGAGGATCGGCAGCGAATCTAAAATGCCCTGCGCAAGCCCTGTTATAAGCTGTAAAGCTGCGTCAAGGATAAGCGGCAAATTATCGATGAGCGTTTTCACAATCTCAACGACTACCGTCACAATCTGCGGAACAAGCTGCGGAATCGTGTCCGCAATGCCCTTGATGAGCGACAGCAGAATATCCGCTCCGGCAGAAACTATCTGCGGCAGCAGTCCCACCAGAGCTGAGATTATCTCGGTCACGATTCTGGCGAGGGTCGGAGTAAGCTCCGAGATAGCCGAGAGAAGCCCGTCCGCAAGCGCCTTGATGATACCCGGAGCGCTTTCGAGGACTGCTCCTGCGATAGAGGTGATGAGTCCCGCAAACTGCGGAATCAGCGTCCGGATAGTGTCGATAACAGAGGTAACACCGCTTTTCAGTTCGTCCGCCGCTTGCTCGTTGCCTGCGAGGAGGTCTGCAAGGCCGTCCGTGATTTGCGTAATTCCCGGCAGGAGTTCTCCCACCATGCGGTTTTTCAGACCGCCTGCGGTGTGCGACAGCTTGGTAAGGCTGTCCTCAAAAGCAGCTGAAGCGGCTACGGCTTCGTTGCTCATAACCATGCCGTAATCCTCGGCTTCCTGCTTCAGACGTTCGGTTTCCCCTACGCTTGTGTTCAGGACAGCCGCCATATCCACAGCGGATTTTCCGAGGAGGTCGTTTGCGGCAGCGGTGCGCTCTGCGCCTGCTTCCATGCCTTGCAGAGCCGTGATTACCATGCTCAGCTGTTCGTCCTGGGACTTTCCGTTCAGTTCCTCGATGGAAAGCCCGACAGCGAACAGCTTTTCGGCTGCGGAATCCGAACCGCCCGCCGCGTCCGTGATGACGGTGGACAGCTTTTTCATTCCCGTCTGGAGGTTGTTCACGTCAGCGCCGCAGCGCTCAAACACATAGCCCCACTTCTGATAGCTTTCGGCGCTTATGCCGATTTTCTGCGAGGTCTTGTCAATCTGATCGCCCGCCGAGCCGACATCGTTCGCCATGTCCCACAGCTTTTTTCCTGCGGCAACGCAGGCTGTTCCAACAGCCGCTGCAGCAGCCCCGAGAGCCGCGCCGATTTTCTTTGCGGTATCTCCGAGTTTGCTCAGTTTCCCGTCAGCGTCCTCGCTTGTGTCGGCGGCTTTCTTGACGGAATTTGAAAGGTCCTTGGCTTCATCTCCGGCATCGCCAAAGCCCTTGTCAGCCTTTTCAAGGGCGGTGTTGTTGGAATTCAGTTCACGCTCCATGCCGTTGAGAGCCGCCTGCGCGTTGTTCAGCTGTATCTGCCAGCTTTGAGTGCGGCGGTCGTTCTCGCCGAAAGACTCGGCGGCATTGGCGAGTGCGGAACGGAGCGTTTCGATTTTCTGCTTCTGCTGCTCGATTTCCTTGTTCAGCACCTGGTTTCTTGCCGTGAGAGCCTCGGCGGATTTGTCGTTCTTGTCGAACTGCGAATCCACCAGTTTCATTTCAGAGCCTAGAACCTTGAAAGAGTTGTTTATATCGGCGAGGGATTTCTTGAATTCCTTTTCGCCCTCAAGACCTATTTTCAAGCCGAAATTTTCGGACATTCTGCGTCACCTCCTTGAAATGGGCATAAAAAAAGAGCCTTGCGGCTCGGGGGATATAAACAAGAGCATTCCTTGACGAGATTATGCAACCGCAAAGAATGCTCTTTAGTTATTGGCTATTTGGTATCCGCATAATGTTTTTTCAACAAATCCTGCTTTTTCCAAATTGTTAAGGGAAGATATAATATCTATTTCTGTGAAACGATTTGCTTTGTCTTGCGACCATTGTTTAAATTCCCAAATCACTTCCTCTAAATTTGCACATCTCTTTTTTTCTATGATATAGAGTGATGTTCCCGCACCCTCCACTGCTTGACTATCAATTAAGGAATTAGTAAAACTAGCTGCCCTTTCTATGAACGGAGTGTAGAATTCAAGTTTTTGAACAGTATTATCGCTTATCAGTTTTCTCATCAAAATGTCATAAGCCTCTTGGGTACTTTTGACCTTGTGATAACGTTGATACTCTTGGATTCTCTTTGAGATAACCTCTATATCATGATCATATGGTCCATATTTATCCTTTACAAATCTAAAATAATTTGTGCCCGATAATATTGTCATAAAATATGCAGTCTTTTGCAAGCATATCTTATTAAAGTGAGAATCATCAAGACAGAACTTAATTTTCATTAGTATTAAGGCGGAGAGTGAAAGTTGTGGTTCGTTCGCAGGAATTGACTGATAATTTTTTGAGGGTTCAAAAACAAAAATGGAAACACTATCATCAAAGCAACCCATTTTTTGTATTATTAAGGTTTTAACGTCACACCAATTAAGTCCGCCATTTCCGCACCCCAACGGTGGAATGGCAATTGATTTAATGTTCCTATCAGTCATTAATTTTACAAGTTCATCTAATCCGGCTGAAATATATTCCATCTTAGATTTTTCACGCCATTTGTTTTTGGTGGGAAAATTAATTATCAGTTTGGAACCAGTAAGAAAAATGTGAAGAACTCCTGGCTTAAGCTTACTAGACTTACATTTTTTTACATATTCATCATTCATTTCAGGATATCGCATTTTAAATTGATAGGCTATGCCTTTTCCCATGAATCCTTCACAATTAACTGTGTTAACGAGTGCGAATGCGTCTGATTCAAACAAGTTTCCTGTTACAAATCGAATCATGATTACCCCTTATCGACAAACCATTTCTGAACATTTATATACGGTGGCTTATTAGTGATATTATACTTTTTCAGTATATCTTCCACATATTTCTTACAATTTTCGTCCGGAACATTAATTGACTGAAAATATTCTATAGGAATAGTTAAGGGAGATAAGCATTCAGCCATTCTCACCTGCTTGTGATATCTCAAGTCAACTCCTGCAGTCTTGGCTTCAGAAATGCTAATTTCCATAACATCCCAGTCAATTTGTTTTAATCCTTCATCATACCCTAATAAATTTGGCTGTTCCGTGGATGCAGGATGAATAGGTAAAATTAAAAAGTTATTTTCTTTTGCTATATCACGATGAATACATAAGTATATAAATTCTTTACCTGTATTATTATTCTTAACAGCAGTATCATATGCGGTATGGATATGAAAATGAAATGGAATATATTGAGATAATCCAAGACGGTTTCTTTCTTGTAAAATGTCATGATCTGCCGTATCTGTAAAGCTAAGATTATTTCTAGATAATTCATCTCTTGACATTAGTCCGTTTTTTACAATAGATTCAAACGAATCAATTGAGGTTAAATGGTAAAATAATTTTCCGTCCTTAATACTCATACAATACCTTGTATGATATAGTTAAGCCCCATATCATATCCTTTCATAAGATTTACGCTCATCTCCGAAGCAAGGGAAAATTT